TCTTCTCTTAGTAAACGTACTTCGACTGGCCTCTGAGCTTTGAACTTATATGGGTTCTTCATGCTTCTTCTCCACCATCAATCTCTGTCTGCGGTTTTTGTTTCCAAAGCCTAAGTCCTTCTGGCACGGTTCTACTGACGGCAATAGACCCTTGTTCTTGGATTGCTTCACGCAACTGGCGTGCATCATCCCTACCTTTAAATAATACTGAGTCACCAAACTCCATTTTTTTAGCTACTTCTCTTGCTTGTGTTAACGGGAAGGGTATGTTTTTTTCTATTTTCACGCTTCGATCCCTTTAATATAGAAGCTAGCTTGGATTGAAAACTCTCGTCCAAGACGACGGACATTAATCACTTCGAAATCACCGTCTTCACAATAAGAGGTTGTGGGTTCTATTCCATCGTCTACAGCCATCCAGGCTTTCTCTTCGGCTTCTTCTTCAGAATTAGCCATTACTAGGTAGCTTGTTGAAATGGTTTGTTTTGCTTCTACTCGATAGCGGTTCACGCTTCGATCTCTTCTAGGCTCATTTCAACTGGGACGTAACAGCCGATAGAACCTGCTGTTTGGAGGGTCAGCTGGTCAGCTACAAATGAGGCTCTGTGTAGAGGTAGGTTCCGGTGGATTGTTAGGCTACCTAACAGCCGTATTTTTGGACCAGACAGCCCTCGTTTAGGTGCCCATGCCACTGCGTAGTTATTCACGATTTACGCTCCTTTATGAATGTGAACCATGTGGTGCCGTAGACAGATGAACATAGAAATTTGTGGGCGCTCGCTAAAGCGTTGTCGTAGCTATCGAAAAACTGGCCTCTCCAGACCTCTTTATCATCAGCTGATACGATGGGGAGAATTCCGTACCCCTCGACGCTTCTGAGAGTTATGTCGGTGTAGTCGTCATGTTCTATTGATATATCTTCGCTATTCATATCCATCTCCTATGGCGTACATAAAAAAACCCACCCGACTGTATGAGTCGAATGGGTTAGTTTTGCTAGGCTGCTTTTGCCCCGAACGTGTGGTTCGTTGCGAAATCTACCTGTTTTCCTTCAGCCGCTTCTTGCAGCTCCAGATTGATTTCTTCGAGGACTGGCATTACGTCGTCGAAATCCATCAACTGGTGGGTGAACTCCCACACGCCGTCGCTGACTTCTGTTTTCTGCGCGAACAGGAACAGTGGGTCAAGATCAGTCATGTAGTTACACTTGCCACACAACCAAGAATGCAACTCGTTGAGGACGTTAAAGTCGTCGTGAATCGTGGTCCGTATATCCTGCACGGCGTTCGATTCGAGGTTTGCCTCTTGGTCTGCTACAGCCTGGGAGAAGTCAATGCCGTTGGCAAAGTCTTCGTTCTTGTTGGTGTTAGCGATTCTGCGGCCATTCCAGCAGCACTTGTTCATGAGCTGTTGGACAAACGAAAGCATGTGCTCTGGCTTGACCTCCATCACAGGAACCTCAGTACCCGCTTTGATAGCGTCGATCCTGTTGGTTGTGCGCTGCTTCTGAAGATCAAGGAACTCCAACGCGATTCGGTTGGCAGGCTCTGCGTGGTTTTGACTTTGCACTAAGCCAGCGATTACTGCATTACGGTTGCTGCCTTCTGACATGTCAGTTAGGGCTTTGTCGAGGAAACTAATTTGAATAGTCATTTTGTTGCTTAACTCCATTTAATTGATAATTGGTTTTGAACTAGACTTCGTGTCTAACTCACCAACAAAACCGACCGGAAATCGCGTTAGCGATTTACGACCAGTCTCTGTATTACCTCAGTGCTAGTTGGTGGCACTATTTACCAACGCTCCTCTTGAGCATTTGCACGCAACTTTTGGATTGCGATGATGCTTTCTTTTAACTCCGGCCAGCTCATCAGTTCGCCAGCCTCGTTTGTGGCTTCTTCCAACCACTCTGAGTCGTCGTAAGCTTCAACAAATGCGTCAAACCCCTTGTCATAGTTTGCAAGGCAGAAGGCTTTCGCTTCGGTGATCACGGCTAGTGCTTCGGGGCTAATGCTCATCGTGCGTATCTCCCGTACAGCGGCTCGTCGTACTCAAACTCATCAGGAAACTGATCTGGTTCGAGACTGTCCAACACGATGCTCATGTTCAACGGTGCCCATTCCAACTGTGAGTCAGCTCGCTCACCTTTCACATTGCTCCAATCTTCATGGTTAAGATTTAATGCCAACATACTTTCTTCCTCCTACGGAATAATACTCAATTAATAAATTAAAGAGCAAGGTCTTTTAATACCAAACTCATAATATAAACCGACCGGAAATTGCGTGAGCGATTTCCGTGGGCTAAGGAGCAGTGCTGATGAGGTTTGGGGCTTGTTTGGTGTTAATGGTTACTAACTATGGCTTACGGTTCGCGGTTAGGGAATATAATAGTAATTAAGGTAAATAATACCGTGTGTACTATGTGTACTAATTTGGAGGAGGCCAAAAAAGCTAATTAGTACACACCTTGGTACACACTTTAGCCAGTGAATACGTGGCCTGTAGAGATGTGTACCATGTGTACTAGGTTTTTTTGATTTGTACACTCATAAATAGAAGTTAGTAAATTAGTAAACTAATATTGTGAGTGTATAAATTAGTTGGTACACATAGTACCGGACTAGTTAAGTCATTGAAATACATGGGGAATATGTGTACTAGTTTGGTGAATCTGAAATTAGTACACACTTGGTACACATAGTACACATCTATTATTGGCCCTCGGGCCGGAGAGCGCTGATCGTGGGGCAGGATTCGTGGAGCACGCACCATGATTAGCTAGTTTTTCATGGGTTTTCTCACTTAGTTGTTAGCGTACATAAAAAAAGCTCGAGACACTGAGCGTGAATCGAGCTTCGTGGACCGTGAATCGTGCTACAGGGTGTAGTAAATCACGGCTATCATGATGAGATACGCTATTGCTAGCGATATGCTTAGGATTAAGGCGTTACGCATTAGCTTACTCCCTCGCCAGTCCACGGTTCCCATCCATCAGCGAGCGTGACCTTGCCCTTAGCTTTCATGATGAGCTTGGCAAGCTGGTTGGAGAACTTGCGATCCTTAACCTTGAAGAACCAACGCTGGTTCTTCTTGTTCGTACCGATCAGGATGCTCTTGTCGTGGCTCGGTGACCATACGTTCTTGAATGTAGTCGTCTTCATTAGATCACTCCTTCAGCAGCTGCGGCCATGCTTGCTGCCTGGTCTACGTCCTCTGCGATGTAAGCCATCAGCACGAGCGCGCCGATCTCTGCCCAGTTGTCCTTGGCGAATCCAAGCACGGAGCGTGCATTGTGCTTCGCGTTATCAGTTGGCTGGATCTTTGTGAGTGCTGCGTTGGCAAGCATCTTGAAGTTGTACATGCGGTGCTCCTTATGATCTGCGTTGGATGTTCTTTCGTTCTCTGCTTCTGCTCGGAATTCCTCGTCGTGCATGTTGTTCTCCTATGTCCTAGCTCGTTATGAACCAGATTCACCTGCGACCCCGACCTAAATTCGTGAAGCGAATTTTGAGGCAAGGTTCCTGTGGGTAATTCGCAGACAAGGTTCCGAATCAGAAATCGGGGGAAGGGGGTAGTGAACTACGGTTATAGGGAGATAGTCGATGAGGGATATAGACGTACTTTTCAAATTTTTTTTATGAAAAAAATAATCTGCTAATATATAGGCATGACTGTTTTAAAACGCTGTTTAACCTGTCAGCACGATCTCGATGTCAGTATGTTCGACAAGTTAACGAACAGCTGTCAGCGGTGCCGTAGACAGATGAACGAAGCGCGGATCTCGAACACGTACATTAGCTACCTCAGTAATCTCATTAGTCAGTCAAGGTCTGCAAACAAGCGTACTAAAAACGCCCGAAACCTCGAATGGGATATAACGCTGGATGACCTGATTTTAAAGTGGGAAAAGCAGGAAGGCCGGTGCGCGATCAGCGGTGTTTATCTCACGCACCATAAAGATGGTATGGGTAGAAAAGAGTGTAATGTCTCACTAGACAGGATTTCTGGAGAGCGTGGTTACACCGTGCAAAACGTTCAGCTTGTCTGCTTCCGAATCAACATTATGAAACACACTCTATCTGAGGATATGTTTTATTGGTGGGTAAAGAACATCCACAATTTCTCTTGCGATTAGATAATACCCAGACTAATATACACGTTAATGGATGATATTGATCTTTTAGCGATTGATGGCCTCGACGCAGCTATTGTTGGGTCGGCTATGGTCGATGGGCAAGAAGTACTTATCTACGACTTCGACAAATGCGTCGAGGTGATTATAGGTGCTGGCAGCACTATTGAATACGCCGAAGAATATGTGCTTGAGCTGTCGATGTCGAACATCAAAGGCATACCCATATTCGTAAATTTTGATAACAATTTAGAATATTATGGAGAATCTCCAAGTATCGGAGCAACCATCGTCCACTGACTTAGTTAGTGAGCATACTGAGTTCGAGTCGCATCTTCCTTATATGGGTTTGAATCGCGGCGAACTTACTATGCAGCAAGAAAAGCTAGTTTCGCTCATCAGCTCTGGTATGACAGTAGCAGCTGCTGGCCGTGGTGCGGGGTACGCGAGTCCCTCTACCGCTTACCAAGCTTCAAAAGTCCCCGCCGTAAAGCAAGCCATTGCCTACTTCCGTCAGGAGATGCGCGAAGAGGTGAAGTTCACGAACTCACACGCGCACATGATGTATATGGACGCTTATAACTCCAGCGCTAACGCCACCGAAATGAAGAACACCACCGATTCTTTGGTCAAGCTGCACGGGCTGGTCGCACCAGAACAAACCGCACAAATTAATATCAATGTTAACGGCACCAAGCAGCTCGAACGCATGAGTGACGAAGACCTGTTGAAGATCGCGGGCAAAGACATCGACTACCTAGAGCCGAAAGGAGAGTAAGTAATGAGAGGATATGCCATTCCGCGTAAGGAAAAGCCTGCTGCTAAGAAGCAGGTCACTAAAAAGAAGCCTACTAAAAAGCAGTTAGAACTGGCGCAAAATCTCTTAAAAAAGAAGCCTGCTGCTAAGAAGAAGCCTCAGAAGAAAAGGGTCT